ATACTTTCGGCATGGGTTTAAAGATGAGCTTAATTTTAGGAGTCCTATTGGTGGCTAGTGTGGCGGGTTCAGCAGGGTATATAAAATATTTACATGAACAACTTGCTATTGCTTTAGGTAATCAAATAGTATTAGAATCTAAAATAGAGGAACAAAACGACTCCATAGATAGATATATAGAAAATCAAAAAATTACGCAAACTAAAATAAATATGTTGGAACGAGAAAAAGCAGAAGCAGGAAAAGAAGTAAAACGTTTACGTAAGATTTTTAGTGAACATGATTTAGATAACTTAGCTTTAAATAAACCAAAGCTAATAGAAAACATAATTAATAAAGGAACTCAAGCGGCTATGGACAAACTAGTCAATCTCTCCTCTCCCAAGTATGAAAATACTTATAATCTCCCTGACTAGTTTGTTCGTCTTCGGAGGCTGTACACTGCTTCCGAAGACACCAGTAGAAGTAAAAACTATTGCTAAACCTGCACCGTTGTATCATCCTCCGTTACCCGCTGAAATAGAAATACTACCTGTTAATTGGAGAGTTATGACACCAGAACTTATGGAAGAATATTTAGAGATGTTTAAAAAAGGAGACGCTCCTGCTATACCGTATTATTCTTTAACGACTCAGCAGTATGAGAACTTGTCGTCTAACGTCGCGGACATTACCAGATACATTGAAAATATTTTAAGTATAATAAAATATTACAGGAGTTTAGATGAGGAAAAGCAAAAAGACGGAGGAACCGAGTAATCAATATTTAGAAGTTATTAATAATAAATATCGTTACTTTGGACCTGATTATAAATTTACCCTTACAGATGAGAAATATCATAACTATGCAACATTAGTTATAAATCCTTCCCATATAAAAATTGTTAAAAACGAAACTAGCAAAAGTAACCAAGAATTAAAAGAACAAATAGTTAATGATTGGTTTATAGAAGAAAACGAAAGTACTAGAGATAGGAATAACCGTAAAGCTAGAGAAAAAAGGAATGGGGACTAAAACTTGTATATCATGTGGTAAAGCTAGGAATACTAATAAGTATTCTCAAAATTTTAAGTTAAAGAACGGTCAACCTGGATTTCGTAACGTATGTAAAGATTGCGATTTGTTACGTAAAAATAAATTTATAAGTAGTACTCCCTATACTTATTTAACTAAAGTACATACTCAATCTAAAAGTAAACGTTCTAAAGATATGGAATGGTCAATAACTTCCGAAGACTTACATGATTTATGGGATGAACAAGGTGGGCGGTGTGCTCTCAGTGGTGTATTTATGACTTACGGAAAAGACGGAAATGGCAGTAAAGAATTTAACGCGTCCATTGATAGGATTGATTCGTCAAAACCTGTATACACACGGACCAACGTACAACTGGTCACGTACCGCGTAAATATTATGAAACACACACTGACCGAGGACCTCTTACTTTGGTGGTGCCGTAATCTAATAGCCAAACACGACAAAATAGATTAATATAAATCGCGACATTAACACCACCTAAGTGTTAAAGTACTTTACTTATGGCTGAACCAGAATTTAAAGCACCGAGTTTTTTACCCCAATTTCTATTAGATAAAGAAAAGGTAGGTATATTTAAAGCGTTAGGTATGAGAACTAATGACCCTGTAAAAAAGAAAGTTTTAAACGCACTAGATTTTACTACACCAGATATTGACGACCCGTTGTCCGTGTTCGGTGGTGCTAAAGCAGCTAGTTTCTTTTCAGACGTTTCACCCATATTAGTAAAAAAATTAATGAAAGCGTATAAAAAACGCGATGATGCTTTTTTTGGAATAAAAAGAGAAGCTGATAATGTAAGAGTAGATGGACGAGCTGCTGTAACAGGTGAATTAAAAGAAAGAGCAAAATTTACTAAAGCTAATAAAGAAATAAAAGAAGTAGCTGACCAAATATTTAAAGAAACAGGAAAGAAAGTACCTACAGAATTTACTGCTTCGAATATTGCTAACCCTAGATTATTAGGTTTAGAAAGTTTAATAAAAGACCCCCGTAATATATTTCACGGTAGTACGACAAAAGGTATAGAACAATTACTTCTAAACCCGAAAGGTAGTTCTCCAGGAGGACTTTATTTTACAGATGAATTTTTAGACCCTAGATTAAAAGATTATGTTTTTCGCCCCTCCGAAGGAGCAGGTTCAGCGTATGTCGTTAAACCTGATTTTAAAAATACTGTAGTAGCGGGTAATTTAGATAAAAAGACAGATAAATTATTTAGACAAATGGAAAAACAACTTACTAAAGACGGTAATTTTAACGAAGCTGCTTTTCAATTAGGTCAAACTCGTGCACCGATATTCGCAGGAGCACCTACAGGTTTTACTGAAAAAGCGGGTGAATTATTAAAAGATAAAGGTATAGATTCCATACGGTACCCGACTAGAAGAAGTAACCAATCAGATACTTTAATTTCAGTAAGTCCTGAACTAAATACAAAAGTTTTAGACGAAATGTCTTTATCAGAACTTAATGAATTAGTTAAAAGGTTATCAGGTAACAAATAATATTATAGAATAAAACAGCTATGCCAAGGAAAAAAGAAAAATCAATTAGAAGAACCACTAAAGGTAAAGGAGCTAATTACCGCCCCACTAAATCTGGTGCGGGAATGACGGCTAAAGGTGTTAAAGCGTATAGAAAGAAAAATCCTGGAAGTAAATTAAAAACTGCTGTTACAGGTAAAGTTAAAAAAGGTAGTAAAGCCGCTAAAAGAAGAAAGTCATATTGTGCACGTTCGGCAGGACAAATGAAAAAGTTTCCTAAAGCAGCAAAAAATCCTAATTCGAGATTAAGACAAGCAAGACGAAGGTGGAAGTGTTAAAACATATTTACGAAACAAAATAAAACTTATAAACTTAAACATATTAAAATAAAGAACGGAGATTAAAATGCCTTCTAAGAAGAAAACACATAAAACTAAGGATGGTAGGACAGCTAAAAAAGGTCTTTACTATAATATAAATAAGAAACGTAAAGAGGGTAGAAAGCCTCGTAAAAAAGGAGCTAAAGGAGCACCTACAGCTGCAGATTTTAAACGTTCCGCTAAAACCGCTAAAAAGAAAATTGTCAGAAAAAAGAAAAAAGCGTAGTAAAGTAAAACAACTTACGCAAAGACAAAAAGATACTTTAAAGAGACATCAAAAACATCATACGTCTAAACACATGACTGAGATGAGAAAATTGATGAAAGCAGGTAAAACTTTTGGACAATCGCATAAAATTGCGATGAAAAAAGTAGGCAAGTAGTTTGTCTGAAAATTTTACAGAAAGACTTGAGGCTTTAAAAGAAATTGATATTTCTAATTTTTCTACAACAGAAGCAAAAGAATTTACACTGCTTTTAGAACAATTAGGTAAAAGAGAACATCAAGAAAATTCTACAAAAAACTTTTTAGGTTTTGTAAAATCTATTTGGAAAGATTTTATTTCTGGTGACCACCATGTAAAAATGGCAAAAGCATTTGATGATATCGCTACGGGTAAATTAAAAAGATTAATTATTAATATGCCTCCTAGACATACTAAATCTGAATTCGCTTCGCATTTATTCCCAGCTTATTTATTAGGTAAAAATCCTAAATTAAAAATTATTGAAGCAACCCACACCGCTGACCTTGCGGTAAATTTTGGTAGAAAAGTAAGAGACTTAATTGACGGAGAAGATTATGCTGAACTTTTTCCTGAAACAGAATTAAAAGCAGATAGTAGAAGTGCAGGAAAATGGCTTACTAATAAAGGCGGTGAATATTATGCCGCAGGTATCGGAGGTGCTTTAGCAGGAAGGGGAGCTGATTTGTTTATTATTGATGACCCACATTCGGAACAAGACGCTATGTCTGATAAAGCATTAGAAGAAGCATACGAATGGTATATGTCTGGACCGCGACAAAGGTTACAACCTGGAGGTGCAATAGTAATAGTTATGACCCGTTGGAATAAAAAAGACCTAACAGGTAGATTAATTAAAAAAATGGCACAAGAAAAAGGAGCTGACCAATGGGAAGTTATTGAGTTTCCTGCGATTTTACCTTCAGGAAAACCATTATGGAAAGAGTTTTGGAAATTAGAAGAACTTGAGGGTATAAAAGCTTCAGTAAGCCCTTCTAAATGGGCGGCACAATATATGCAAAGACCTACGGGGGAAGGTATTTCTATAATCCCTAAAGAATGGTTCAATGTTTGGGAAGAATTAAAACCACCTAAATGTGATTATTTAATACAAAGTTACGATACTGCATTTCTAAAAAGCGAAAGGTCTGACTTTACAGCTATAACAACGTGGGGAGTTTTTTATCCAGAAGGTAAAATAGGTGAAGAAACTTATTCAGGCGATGAAGCTCATTTAATTTTAGTAGATTGTATAAAAGAAAGATTTGATTTTCCAGAATTAAAAAACGAAGCGTTACGTTTATACGAATATTGGCAACCTGATACTGTTATTATTGAAGCAAAAGCATCAGGCATACCGTTAGTACAAGAACTTAGACGTGTAGGTATTCCTGTAAATACATTTTCTCCAGGAAAAGGTCAAGATAAAATTGCAAGATTAAATTCTGTATCACCTATTTTTCAAGACGGCAGGGTTTGGATTCCTGATAATAGGTTTGGAGAAGAAGTTATGGAAGAAGTTAGTGATTTTCCAGCAGGTGAAAATGATGACTTAGTAGACGCAACAACTTTAGCACTTGCAAGATTTAGAGAAGGCGGGTTTTTAAAATTATCAAGTGACTATCGTGATGATGAAGATTACTTTCCTACTTCAAGGGTTTATTATTAAGTAAATAAAGATTATCATTTCGGACTATGGCTATTGAAAAATCCCCTTTAGATTCATCAATGGAAGATGAAACTCCTATCGAGATAGAATTAGAACAAAATTTAGGTGAGCCAGACGGCAGCAAAACTTTTTTAGTACAAGAAGATGGTTCTTTTTTAGACGCTGAAGAATTTGAGGAACAAAGTAGAATTGAGTTCGGTGAAAATATAGCAGAAACATTAGACGAAAGAGAATTAAATGAAATAGCTTCAGAATTAACAGCACTTTTTGAAGAAGATTTAGAATCTAGAGATGATTGGTTTCAAACCTTTACAAAAGGACTTGATTTATTAGGAATAAATGGAGAAGATAGGTCAGAACCTTTCGTTGGAGCGTCTGGAGTTCATCATCCAATACTAGCAGAAGCTGTTACACAGTTTCAAGCACAAGCATATAAAGAATTACTTCCCGCAGGAGGTCCTGTAGACGTAGAAATTTTAGGAAAAACGGATGACGCTAAAGTTTCCAGAGGAAATAGAGTAAAAAACTTTATGAATTATCAAATTACGTGCCGAATGGAAGAATACGACCCAGAAATGGACCAATTATTGTTTTATTTACCACTTTCAGGCTCTGCTTTTAAGAAAATTTACTATGACCCGTCTTTAGGACGTGCTTCGGCTAGGTTTATTAAGGCTGAAGACCTTGTTGTACCGTATTACGCAGTAGATTTACTCACAAGTCCAAGAATTACTCACGTAATTAACATGACTGAGAACGAATTACGTAAATTACAACTTTCTGGCTTTTATAAAGACATGGATTTAGGAAATCCAGGAGCAGATGTAGGCTCTAATGAGGTAGATGATAAAATTGACGAAATACAAGGTATTAGTAAAACGATTAGTGAAGAAGAATACACTTTATTAGAAGTTCATGTTGATTTAGATATAGAAGGTTACGAAGACACGGATAAAAACGGTGAACCAACAGGATTAGCGTTACCGTACATAGTAACTATCTGTAAAGATATGAATAAAGTTTTATCTATAAGAGCGAACTACGATAAAGAAGACCCAATGCGTAAAAAGATAGAACATTTTACACATTACAAGTTTCTTCCAGGATTAGGTTTTTATGGTTTCGGACTTATACACATGATGGGTGGATTAACTAAATCTGTTACTGCAATATTAAGACAATTAATAGACGCAGGAACTTTATCTAATTTACCCGCAGGTTTTAAATCCAGAGGACTAAATATTCAAAGACATGATGACCCTTTACAACCTGGAGAATGGCGGGATGTTGACGCTCCTGGTGGTAGACTAACAGATTCGTTTATGACGTTACCATATAAAGAACCTTCGGGAACTTTAGCTAATTTATTAGGTGCTTTGGTAACTTCTGGAAAACAATTCGCTTCTACTATAGAAAATCCGACTGGAGACGGAAATTCCGAAGCACCCGTAGGTACAACC